GTTGATGATGAGTGTCAACTCGAAAGGATTTTTGATGTGTGAAGACGAATGGGGGCGGTTATTCGTTGTAACTCCATTCCGCGCACCGCAACAGCAATCGTAACCGCCAGACAGCGTTACGCCTCGCTCGTTCGTGCGAGGCGTTTCTGTTTCCGGCGCGGGTTGGTTGCGAACAACAAAAACCCGCCGGCTTGACCGGCGGGTTTTTGTTCTACGACGCGCTGATCAGTCGCGGGTCAGCGCTTCGTACCGCAACATCTCAACCAGCAACCGCGCCTCGCTGCGGGTGGCGCGGTAGCCGACAAGGCGCCCACACCACTCGACTCGATAGTCGCCAGTTTCCCTATCAAAGATAATTTTATAATCGGGGCCTTCCGCTACCGTCAATTCTGTCGCCACAACCTTCTTTTTCCGAGCCATTTTGAACCTCCTTCGCGATAACTTATTGTTGTGTCTCTAGTATACCGCGTCGCGGCGCGGTTGTCAAGTGTCACAACACTGCGTATAAATAATAGATAATGCAGTGTTGTGACACACAAACCGAGATTCGCGGCGAAGAGGGTATTGACAAATCGCGGCGGTTGTGGTATACTGCGAGTGAGGTAAGGTAAGTACCGTAAAGGAGGTGTGGTATGTATCAAGACGTTGTATTAGTTCATTTCCCACCGGACGCCACAGAGCCGGCGGTCAAAACCATCAAAGCGCGCCCGCTTGGCCGCGCTGTTCCTTGGTGCGACTACACACAGCCAGGAGGCGGGGGCTTTTCTCTGATTTTTGAGGGGGAGGACAAATTATATTACGTTCAACACATCAATTATTTTTCTAATCCTTTCCGTACTTTTTACCATCTTTATACGTACCGAACCGCTGAAGAAGCACTCCTCAACGGGTCAATAAGCGGTGCGGAACGTTGGGACTTTGAAAAAATACTGAAATTACATATTTGATTTTTTCTAACGCCACGAAACCCGCCGGACGTTCCGGCGGGTCTCTTTTTGCTTCTTTGAACAGCACAAACGTCACAACACTGCAGTAGTTATTATCTATACGCAGTGTTGTGACGTTTAGTATTATGTAAACAATTTGCGCAAAACTATGCTGTCAAGTCGCTATAATAGTAGTAGACTACGAGAGTAGCTAAACGGGCGTTAAATGATCGAAAACGTACTGACAGAAGAAGCTCGCTGTGCAGTGTTGCGCGCTTTGTACGAGCTGGCGGTGAATGAAGAAACACCAGCCAGCGCCCGCGTCGCGGCGGCGCGGTTGTTTTTGATGCAGTACGACGTACAGAAAGACGAAGAGCACAGTGCAATTGTAATTGTTGATGACGAAACAACGTCGCAGAAAGCAGTATGAAGTGCGATTGCCGCAACTTCATTCAGATCAAAAGAATGTTATCGAGCGAATCAAACTTGCTCGTTTTGTACATTTGCGCGCTGGGCGTAGATGGGGAAAGTCGCATTTGTTGGCGCGGATGTTGACGGAAGCAGCAGTTAAGAAAAAAGTGGTTGGATACTTTGCGCCAACGTATAAATTGATGTTGCCGGTCTGGGAACAAGCGCGGCGAGTGTTACGAGCGCCGGTCGCAGACGAGAATAAAGCGGAACGGCGAATTGATACAGTAGTTGGTGGACGCATCGAGTTTTGGTCATTAGATAATCCAGATGCGGGCCGGTCACGCGGCTACGATCTGGTCGTAGTAGACGAGGCCGGTTTGGTGCGGAATCTCGAAACAATCTGGCGCGAGGCCCTCATCCCTACACTGATCGACCGCGCCGGTCGCGCAGTGCTGGCCGGAACGCCAAAAGGTCGCGGTGACTTTTGGCGAATCTACCAATCTGCGCTCGATGATCCGCGTTGGGCGACGATCAGACGTTCAACCAGCGACAATCCGCGCCTCGATCCCGCAGACGTTGCGCTGTTACGCAGCGCGATGACCGAGCGCGCAGCGCGCCAGGAGCTGGATGCAGAGTTTTTGGATGATGGCGGCGCGGTGTTTCGGAACGTTCGCAGTTGTGTCGGTGAGGTTGTGCGAAGTGGCGAGGCCGCGATCATCGGTGTTGACTGGGGTAGGCACAACGATGCGACGGTATTCATTGCGCTCGATCCGCAATCTCGTTGTGTTATCGATGTTGAGCGTTTGGTAGATGTAGACTTCGCGACTCAACGTAGAGCACTGACCGCGTTTTGGCAGCGGAACGGGCGCGGGGCGATCATCGCGGAAGCGAACAGCATTGGGCAGCCCAACATTGAGGAGTTGCAGCGGGCCGGATTGCCGGTTCAAGCCTTTACCACCACTACCGCATCAAAGCCGTTGCTGATCGACACCCTCGCGCTGGCGTTGGAGCAACGAACAATTGTGCTACCGGCGATAGAGTGGTTGCTGAATGAATTAGAGATGTACAGCGTTGATGTGACCGCAGCGGGCCGGATGCGCTACAGTGCGCCGGACGGCTGCTTTGATGACGGGGTTATCGCGCTCGCGCTGGCGGTTTGGGGTGCGTCGCGAACGACAGAGGTGCTGTTTGATGTATAAGCCAACCGCGCAACTAATACTGTCGCCGGACGAGCGCCTGGAGATCAAGGCGCTGAACTTAGAAGATTTTTTACCTTCAGCTTGGCTTGGCGCAGTCGGTGAGAGCGACGCGGTTGATGTAGAAGCAGCATACGAGCGCGTTGCGGTTGTTCGCACTGCGGTAACGTTGCGCGCCAACGCGCTGGCGTCTCTGCCTTGGGAGATCACAACAAAGCGCGGAACGTTGGTGGCGTTCGACGCAGAACAGTTGGCGGGCATTATTCGCAATATTGAGATCGATCTGTGTCTCTACGGCGCGGCGTATCTGCTGCGCGATCCGGCAGCGCCGCTCGGCCTCCGTCGCCTTCATCCGCGAACGATCACCCCAATCACCGACCCCAAACGCGGCCTCGTTGGGTTCACCCGACGAACCAACACTATCGAACTACGCTTAGAGCCGGAAACGGAACTGCTCTACCTCTGGGAACCGTCAGTACGCGGCGAAGTTGAGCCAGGCGTCGGACTGGTCACAACTGCGTTGACGCAGGCGCGGGCGCTGTTGGCGGCAGAGCGCTATCAGACGGCGTACTTTGAGCGCGGTGCAGTGCGACCAACCGTCTGGATGTTTGCGCAAAGGCCGACGGACGCGGAACGCTCGCGGTTTGAGCAGTGGTTACGCCAGCTCGTCAGTGGGATTCGCAATGCGTTCCGGCATCTCGCGCTGTCAAGCGAGATCAAGACGGTAACGCTTGGAGATACACTGTCTGATGCTGTCAAGCCGGAACTGCTCCAACGCGCTGCTGAATTGATGATTACCGCGTTCCAAGTTCCAATGTCGCTCGTGTTCAGCAACGCCAGCAACTACGCAACCGCGCAGCGCGATTATCAAACGTTTATTCTACTCACTGTTCTTAGCCGCGCTCGCGAAGTTACCGCGATGTTGCAGCCGCACTTTACCGCGTACAATCAAGTGTTGCGCTGCAACGAAGCGCGGATTGACGCAGTACAAAACGCCGAGTTGGAGAAGGCCGAGGCGATTCAACGCCTGGCCGGGCAGCCGGTCTTGACGCTGAACGAAGCGCGGGCGCGGTTGGATTTACCGCAATTTGTCGAAGACACTGCTGATCAAGCGCTACTCCGCCTGCGCAATCGCCTCGCGACTGCGCGGGAGGCAGTCGCGGTTGGGATGAGCACTGCGGAAGCGCTGCGGCTGGTCGGGCTGACAACGGAACGCGTTGAAAGCGCGGCAGATGCAAAAGCGCTGAAGAGTACAGAAGAAGACGAGTTGATGCCGTATGAGCGTCAGTTGTATCGCGATCTCAAGCGCGCTTTTCAACAGTTGCGACAGATGATGCTGGACGGCGCGAATGAGATCACAGCAGAAGCGTTTCGTAGTGAATTGTACCCCGCGATGCGCGGGAATCTCGAAACAATCGCGCGTCTGTTTGCAGACGAAGCCCAGCGCGCGTTGGGCATCGCGGTTGACGTAGATACACTATTGGCAGACTGGGCCGAGCGCGCAACGCGCCACCAGATCGAAGAGCTGTTGTATCCGTACACCCGCGACTACATTGCCCGCGCCGTCGCGGTCTGGCAACAGACACCAAACGCCGACCGCGCCGAACTTATTAAGATGATCGAGCCGGTTGTCGGCGCGAGGCGAGCGGAAACGATTGCGATCACTGCGGCGACAGAAGCAGCGACGGCTGGGGTACGTACCTACCGCGACGCGCTACGATCAGAGCACAATCTCGACTATGTAATGGTCTGGGAAACCGCGAATGATGAGCGAGTCTGCCCGATCTGCGGCAGCTTACACCGCAAGCGTGAGGATGATTGGGGCGGGCGCGCTGGCCCACCGGCACATCCGCGCTGTCGGTGTGGTGTGCGGTTGGTGAGACGCGATGAAGCTTAACGTTGCTGTTGATCTCGATAACGCTTTGCGTAAACTGCTACCACAAACAGCGCGCATCGAAGCCGCGCTCGATGCAGGCGCGGCAGCAGCGCACAGTGTGATGCAGATATACCCACCACCGCCGCCCGCGTCGCGGTACAGACGAACGGGCAACTTGCGGCAGAAGTTACGTATCAAGAAACTGTCGCGAACGTCGCGGATTGTCGAAAACACTGCATCGTATGCGCGGTACGTCTACGGGATGCCGCAGGCGCGGGTACACAAAGGGCGTTGGGCGTCGGTCGTTGATGCAGCGGAAGCAGCGCGGGCGGAGGCGGAAAAGGTCTTGCGCGGGAGGTGATCGATGATGTGGCAAACCGCGCCAGGCG